ACTTCCTCCTATTGTAACATTATTCATAGTAACTCCTGTAGTTTGATTATTTTCTCCTGCTAAAAAATCAAATGTTATTGTAATGTTGTCTCCTGAATTAACTGAATCAGGACTCGCTGTTGTTGGGTCTGTTATTGAAAGCTCATAAGTTGTATTAACAGTATAACTCCTCTCAGCACTTACATTATAATTTTCATCTGTTCCATTTCCCCAACTATGCCATCTATAAGAATAAGTTCCATTTGTTGAAAAAACAGCAGAAGCATTATAAACATCACTTGTTATATTTGTTGCTGTTATGTTTGTATTATTTATTTCCAGCCAAACTGTTCCATTTGTTGAAGTTATTGTTACATTAAATAAACCTGTCCCTGAACCAACTAAAGTTGCATTGCTATCATAGTAGCTTGAAAAGATAGGATATTCTGGTTCTTCTGCTGTATAAGTTCCAGCTCTAATTTCATCTATCTCATCAACTGTAAGAATATCATCAAAAATCACAACCTCATCAATTTGACCATCTATCTCAGCTGCAGTATAACCACCATTATACATCTGGCCACCTATAACCAGTGAAGCAGTGGTTATGCTAACACTATTTGAAAACTGTCCAGTTAAATCAGAATCTAAGAAATCTCCTGCAGTGTCATCCCAAATTCTTGCCCTATAATTTCCGTTTTCATCTAAAGTAAATCCTCCATGATACCATCTTCCTGCAACAAAAGCAGAGCCAAATGCAGATGAGATTTGCCATTCTCCCCCAGAATTATGCCCTGTCTGCCAATAAAAACTATTATCATCCCCCTCAAGCTTTAATCTAAATGACCTTAAATTTGACCCAGAATCATATTTTGTTACAAGTGAAGCATCACCATCTGGAAATGTAATTGTATCGAAATAGAACCACAGACAAATAGATATGTTTTTATTTGACTCACCACTTTTATATGGTGTTCCAGATATTAAATTAGTATCTGTTCTATATAGCATATCATCACTTCCTGGAAAGTCAGCACTTGCATCACCTTCTTTATAATTTGAAGTGTCGGCTGTTACTGTTCCAGCAGTAGAAAGAGTATTACTTCCTATGGAATCTGTTGCTAAAGCACCATTATCTAATTTCCATAAAGATATGCAGTTTGGGTCTGCATCAAAAACATTTGGGTCAATAAAAACTTCATCCAAAATAGGATTATAATATCCTAAAAAATCAACTATCAATATTTTATTATCTTTTGATAATACATATTTACACTTTGGTTGAAACCACTCATTACAAATTTCTTTTGTATTATTTATTGTAACATTTTCTTCTTCATCTTCATCATAAATTATGGTTTCATTTATTATTATACTCTTATTTATACAAATATCATTACAAATATCTCTTACACTTAAAATCCTTCTTGAATGTAATTCTTTTACATTATCCACATCAAAATAATAATAATCTTTTTGTTCATCATATTTAAATTCTGTATTACTCTTACATTCTAATTTCATATTTAAATTTGAATTAGCATCTTTTATTGTTGCACCAAATTTTGTGTTATCTTTCCACATTACATCTAAAGGTAAATCATTAAAAGAATTTAAATCGTCTCTTTTAAACGAACAATTCATTCCCCATTCATCTTTTATATAAACATATTTTGAATCTTTAATTTCAAGTGATGGTTTAACAAGAAGTTCAGCATAGTCATCATCTCCATTTATTTCTCCTGCATAAGATTGAACACCTTTCAAAAAATTGGGTGTTAATTTTTGAATAGTTTGATTTTTAGGAAAAGCTAACATTAATCCCCCTAAAACTAATACTACAATTACTACTGAAATCATAATGTATGTTTTTTTTTTATTTTCCATTTTATGAATGTCCTAATATTAATGTGCTGGAATTTGAATACATATACCCTCCACCTGTAAATTCAATATAATCAACTGTTGTTACATTATTATTAGACATATTTAAATTTCCAGTCATTGTGTCTCCAGCAACATCAATGTAAGTTCCACTTATATCATCACAAGTTCCTTCACCATCTAAATAAGTTGTAGTGCCAGAACAAATTGTTGAAGCATTTGTATCTGTTGTATAAGTTAATTCTGAATCATAAGTAATTAAAGGACAGCTTCCATCGTCTGTACAATTAGTGTCTATGTTTCCAGCATATGTAGCATTATAAGTAGATAAATAAGAAGCATTATTAATTAACCCGGCATATGTGGCATTATAAGTTGAAAGCCAAACATCATTATACAAATTGTAAGTTGCAGTTGTTTGATTATAATCCCATTCTATTCCTGCATATAATGTTGAAGCATAACTTTGATTCCAAGAGGAATTTCCACTTCCAATTTCAGCATACAAAGTATCTGCATAAGTTTTATTCCAGTCATTTCCAAATCCTAAAATTGCATAAAGTCCATCTGCAACAACTTGAGACCAAGAACTATTATCTCCTGTTACTGAAATATCTGCATAAAGAGTTGTTGCATAACTTTCATTCCAACTTATATTTCCAACATTATTTGCGTAAGTAACATTGTAAGTTGAAAGATAACTTGCATTATTAATTAGTCCTGCATAAGTTATATTGTAAGTAGATAACCAAGTATCTAATGGAGCATTTAGATTATCCCAAAAACCTGAACTATTTACATTTAAATCTTGATCCACTGCAGATAAGTTTGCATCAAAACTTGCCTGAAAATCACTCTCTGAAAAGTAACTTCCGATTGTAGCATAAATTGTATCAAGCCAATCTTTTAATGATGTTGCATCTAAACTAAACACTGTTCCTATTAAACTTAAATTTGCTCCTGCAGTGTAGGTAGTGTCTGTATCAACATCCCAAGTTGCGTTCCACATATTAAAAGTTGCAAGTGATTGATTATAATCATATTCTGCATCAGCATAAAGGGTGTCTGTTAATGATTGATTAAATGAGTTATTAGCAACTGAAGAATCATAGGTTGCGTTGTAAGTTGATAAATAAGATGCATTATTTACAGAGCCAATTAATGCTGTTTTATTTCCATCCCATTCCATAGTTGTTGTTGCATAAGTTGAATTATAAGTTGAAGAATATAATGTATCTGCATAACTTTCATTCCAAGATAAGTTTCCTGTACCTTGTTGGTCTAATGTAGCAAATGTAGTATTAAAACTTGAATCCCATAATTCAGAATCATAAGTAATTAATGAACAAGAACCATCTGCTGAACAGTTGCCTATTGTTGTATCAACAACAGAAATATCTGCATAAAGTCCATTAGCATAATCTTCACTCCAAGAATTATTATCCCCTGTTACAGAAATATCAGCATATAAAGTAGTTGCATAACTTTCATTCCATGAATTATTTGTAACACTTGAATCATAAGTTGCATTATAAGTAGAAAGATAACTTGCATTATTTATTGCTCCAGCATAAGTTATATTGTAAGTAGATAACCAAACATCATTATATAAATTATAAGTTGCTGTTGTTTGATTATAATCATATTCTATTCCTGAATAAAGTGTATCTGCTAAAGATTGATTCCAACTTGCATTGCCACTTCCAATTTCAGCATACAAAGTATCTGCATAAGTTTTATTCCAATCTACATTATCATAAAGATTTGTTGAACCTTCTGTTAAATCGTCTGTATCTTTTGCACCAAATAAAGTATCAAATAAAGTAGATAACCAACTTTCCATGATATTTAAAACACCTCCATTATCTTCCATTTGTGTCGCATTAATACTTCCAAGATTATCCCAATAATCACTTTGATTTGTATTTAGTATTGATTCATTAGCCCAATATAGAACAACAGAACAAGAACTATCTGAACAATTTGTGTCTAAATTAGAATCATAGGTTGCATTGTAAGTAGATAACCAAGCATCATTGTACATATCATAAACTGCAGTAGATTGATTATAATCCCATTCTACACTTGAGTATAAAGTATCTGTTAAACTCTGATTAAAAGTATTATTTGCAATACTTGAAGCATAAGTTTCATTGTAAGTAGATAAATAACTCGCATTATTTACAGAACCAATTAAAGCGGTTTTATTTCCATCCCATTCTGAAGTTGTAGAGTCATAAGTTGCATTGTAAGTTGAAGAATATAATGTATCTGCATAACTTTCATTCCATGAAGCATTACCACCAGCAACATTTGTTAGTCTGGAACCATCTCCAACAAAATAATCTGCTGTTATATTAAAACTCCCTGCATCCCAATTTGCTGTTAATGGAGTGTTTCCGTCTCTATGTACTGAATAAGGGTCTATTTCTTGCCCTACTGGTGTTCCATATCCTTTACTTAATCCAACCCAATCAAATTGATGAATATGCCCAGCATTACCTATTCCATCTTGATAAAATTTTACTTGTACAGTTCCTCCATTTACATGGTCTTCAGAATCATAAACTCCCATTGTTTTAGTTTCATAAATTGTAGATTCAGTCAGCCATCCATGATCTTCCCATTCACCTAAAACATAATTCCATAATTGAATTTTTGCAATATGTCCGGCATCATCATCTGTTTTATGTTTTATTATTAATGTTGTAAATTCAGTTATTCCAGTAAAATTAACTATTAATTCATAATCTGAATTTACTTCTGTAACATTATAAGATATTGAATTATATGTTTGAATATCTGCTAAACTCCCTGCTCCTGTTCCAGTTACAACTTGTATTGAACTTGCTAAAAAATATTCTGTGGATAATTTACTTTCATTAAAATCAAAAGTAGAACCATCAAAAGAACTCCATCCATCTGTTGTTGACCAATTAAATAATCCCTTAAACCATTCTGTATTTGTTAAATTTCCAGTCATGTCATCACCAGTGATATCTACATATAAATCATTTGCATAAGATTCATTCCAAGAATTATTAGCAACACTTAACGCATAAGTAGCATTGTAAGTTGATAAATAACTTTCATTATTTACACTTCCTGCATAAGTTTCGTTGTAAGTTGAAGTCCAATCAGCAGAAGGAGAATCTAAATTATCCCAGTAATTAGAACTATTAACATTTAAATTAGCTTCATCAGCATCAGATAAAAATAATCCCTCTAACCAACTAACTAAAATATTTAAAACCCCTGCATTATCTTCCATTTGAGTTGCATTAATTGAACCTATATCATCCCAGTAATCTGAACCATTTACATTTAAATCAGATTCATTTGTTCTGTAAAGAACTGAAGCACAAGAACCATCAGAACAATTTGTATCTAAATTAGAATCATAACTTGCATTGTATGTAGAAAGATAACTTGCATTATTTACACAACCAATTAAAGCAGAACTATTTCCATCCCATGCACTTGTTGTTCCAGCATAAGTAGCATTGTAAGTTGTATCAAACAATCCATGAGCATAACTTTCATTCCAACTTGCATTCCCTCCACTACTTATCCCTGTTAATTGAGAACCATCTCCAATATAATTTCCTGTAACATTTAAATCTCCAATAACATTTAGTTCATGTGTGGGGTTTGTTGTTCCAATTCCAACCCGATCATTTTCACTATCAACAAAAAATATATGTGCATTATTAGCACTTTCTATCCTAAAATTTCCATCTAAACCTCCTTCATTAACAACAGTTTCTGCTAAACCAACTTTAAACATTTCTTGCCCACCAGCATAAAAAGCCATTACACTTCCTCCAGTATTATCATATCCCATTATTTTTGCTTGGTCAGGATAGTTTCCAAAATGTAAAACACCATAAGCATCAGTTGTTTCAATTATAGTATCTCCCAGAATATGCAAAAATTCTAATGGTGTTGAAGTTCCCATTCCAAATTGACTTGCAGTATTATTATAAATTATTGTTCCATTTGTTTCCCAAAGTCCACCATTTCCATCACTCATATTATAAGCCCACTTATCATAACTTGCATTGTATGTAGAAAGATAACTTGCATTATTAATTAGTCCTGCATAAGTAGCATTGTAAGTTGTATCAAATAAACCATGTGCATAACTTTCATTCCATGAAGCATTACCAGAACCAGCAGAAGCATAAAGTGTATCAGCATAAGTTTTATTCCAATTATCACCATAATTAACAGGAGCATAAACTCCAGAAATATTATCACAGTTTCCTTCACCATCTAAATAAGTTGTTGTTCCTGAACAAATACTTGAAGCATTACCATCTGCTCCACCGCTTCCTGCTCTTGCATCTATTGTTAAATTAAGTTGAGTTTCATTAAAATAAATTGTATCAGAACTGTTATACCAATATGGTGAAGCACCAATAATCCATTTAGAAAGAGCTCCAACAGATTGTGCAATCCATCTTGAAGTTGCTGTGTTCCATGTTACAACTTCATTATTATTTGGTGCAGCAATATTTACATCACCTAATTCAGTTAAGTTCGTGATGTTAATGTCATAAATATTTACATTAACATCACTTTCAGAAGTTTCAAAATTAAATGCAGAAACAGAAATAGTTGTTACTAATAAAAGCATTACAATTAATAAATAAAATTTTCTCATTTTTAATAAATAATGAAACCCCCATTAAAATACATTACCATTCATTTTAGAAATCCAGATTTGAAAAAATACCTAAATCATTTTTTCTTTTTGTTGATTTTTTTTGTTTCTTTTTTTTATATCTTTTTGCTCTTGCATTTTCAATTGCGTCGTCTCTTAATTGCTGGTCTCTGATTAATTTTACTTGTTTTTGAACAATTGGTGCTACTTTTTTCCCAGTTTTTAAAATTGCTTTTCCAAATCTTTTAGACAATCTTTTAGCTTTTATTCCTACTTCAATAAGTTTCCTATGTTTTAATGCAAGAAGTTCTCTGTTAAGTTGTTGTTTTTTTGTAAGTGATTTAGAAAATGTTGTTTCTTTAGCAATTTTCATTTTATGTCCTGCTATTTCTCTTTTTAATTGTGTAATTGTTTTTGACATTTTATTTTTTAAGATTAGTTTCTCGTTGCTTAAAAATCATTTATAATTTTTAAAAATGGTTATTATCTACATTTCTTAAAAAATTTTAAATCTCTTAAGGAAACCTCTTTTCTACCCCGAGAACAAACAAGAGTTACTCCATTAATCTTTCTTTGACGAGATAACGTATACCCTTTGACAAAAAAGCGATTTTTATCTCTATCACAAACATATTTTCCAATTTTATTTGTTCTTTTTTGTCCTATTTCAAATTTCTTTACCATTTTCTATACCTCCTTTTAATGATTTCTAATTTTAAATTGTTTTTGTTTTTCATTTTATTTTTTAAGATTAGTTTCTCGTTGCTTAAAAATCATTTATAATTTTTAAAAATGGTTAATATTTTTTAGTAACTTTTGTCCCATTCACAAAAAATTCTGGCTTTTTTACTCCAGGATATTTCTTTTTTAAATCCATAGCACCCTTCAAATAAATGTCTACTGTTTTTACAGATTTAAAAACTCTCGTAAATTTTTTGTTTCCAAGTTTTGTTGTTACTCTAAATGTTCTTACCATTTTCTATACCTCCTTTTAATGATTTCTAAGTTTAAATTGTTTTTGTTTTTCATTTTCTTTTTTTAGGGTGTCTGCATTTAGTAGTTTTATTTCTTCTTCTACCTCCACTTTTGTTTCCTCTTCTACTTCCATCTTTTGAACCATATGTTTTTTTTGTCATTTTTATTTATATTTTATTTTCCTTTTTTTAATTGAGTTAATTATTTCTTGAGCACTTGGAGTTCTCTTGAGGTTTTTGAATTTGAATGTTCTTCTTCCATTCATTACAGTTTCAATTATTTCACAAGTTCCTACTTTTCTTTTTATTCTTCTTGCCATATTATTTTTTCCTTGTTACAGAAACTCCATATCCTTTTTTCTTTTTATATACTGAAGCATTGTAACCTTTTTTTCTTTTCATTGAAGCTTTTGCTAAAGCAGTTGATTTTTTTCTTGTGTTGTATTGCATTTTATTTTTTACCTCCTCCTAACTTTATAAATTTATAGTCAAGAGTTTCAATTAAGTTCTCTCCTGACTTATGAAAATAAAAAAAAATAAAAAAGAAAAAAGAAAGTTTAAACTTCTCTTCTTCCTCCAAAAGCAAACGCAGCTACTAAAATTCCAATAACTAATCCTAAGAAAATTATTGTTCCTACAAGTCCAATTAATGAAGTATAGTTCCCAAATTCATCTGTCATTTCTTCCGCAGCTGTACAAGCATCTGAACCCCATACATAAGTATAATTTAATACCCATGCAGAATCTGTATATTCATTTGTTAGATTTGTTACAACTCCTGCAGATGTTGTTGAATAATTTGCTGAATTAATTGAAATACCTCCTGCTGTTCCATTATTTACTGTTGTAAGAACAAAACTTTCAAACCCACATTTAGTTGCTGTTGCTACAGACACTCCTGCATCTGTTGGTGTTAATGATTCTCCTGTGATTGTTTCAGAACTTGTACCTTCAAAACTTGTAGCTAAATTAACATAAATAACTATTGCTACAATTACTAACACTGAGACTAACACTAATGTTAATACTGCCCCGAACGCTTGGTTAAGTGCCATTCCTTTTTTCTTTTGCATGATTTTGACCTCCTTACAATGATGTAATTTTGATTATAATTTAAAAAAATTAAAAATTCAATGCCCCTTTGAGTTAGAAAGGAGGGGCAACCCTTCCAGAAAGATTAGTGAACTCAAACTCTCTTACCGCCAAATGCAAAAGATGCTACAAGAACACCTATTACAAGACCCAAGAAAATTATTGTCCCAACTAAACCAATTAGCGATGTATAATTGCTAAATTCGTCAACCATGTCATCTGAAGCATTTGCTTCAGCACTATTAGCATCAAAACTATCGCTTAGAGTAACGAATAAGAAAATCGCTATAACTACTAACACTGATACTAAAACCAATGTTAATACTGCTCCGAAAGCCTGGTTAAGTTGAATACCTTTTTTATCTTTCACTTCTAAGATAGACCTCATTGTTCAAACCTCCTTTCAATGTTGTTAAGAAAATAATTTATAAAAATCATAAATATAATTTCTAAAAACAAATATACATACATTAGTATTTTAAATGTAACGAATTGTAATGTATTGTAACATTCTGTTTCAAAGAGTTACATTTCTTAAATTTCTTTTAAAATCTTTTTGGCAATGATTTCTCCAGCTTCATAATCACTTGCTTCCACTACAAAATATGTTGCTTCTTCAATTTGTTTTTTTTGCTGGTTTAATATCTTTCTCATTTTTTCTCCAACTCTTATTACAAAACTATTTTTTTTTTGTTCTTCCATTTTATTCTTTTGCTGTTGCTAATTTAATCCAAAAAGCTCCAAGGGATACAGCAATTATTAATAAGTAAATCCATTTTTGTTCAATCAATGCTAAAAGACCAAGTATTATTGAAAGGATTGTTGCAGTGAATGAAGCATAAACCCATGCTCTTGAAGCTGGTCTGTTTTCTGCAAGAACTCCAATAAATTGAACAACCCAAATCACTAAAACCATTATAGGAAAAAATAATCCATTTGTCAAATCATTTGATACGAATTGGAAAATACTAAGTAGGTCTCGTGACTGCTCTGGTGTTGGTGTGGGAAAATAAGTTGCATTAAATCCCATTTTTTTTCTCCATTAATTTATTTTGAAAATCATTTAAAGTCATTTTTTTTCTTGTTTCTATTGAATGATTTTTTCCTAACATTCCATAACTTGGTTTTCTATTTATTTTTGTCATTTTGTTACTACTTTATAGTGTCATATTTTCCCCCGACTTATGCTGGATATCCAAACGAAAATTAAAATTGTAGTTAAAATTGAAAGACCTATTAAAAATACAATTTTTGAAACTGTTGGGTCAAACCCAAAATCTTCTGCAAAACTTCCTGTCATATCTCCAAATAAACCGAGTGTTGAAAATACCATTTGAATAACTGTAAATGTACTTTGAAATGCCACATCAAAACTTCCTAAAAAACTTAACCCTTCACCTGTTGCAGCAGACGACCTCGCTGTTTCAATTTTTTTTGTTTGTTCAGTTAACTTATCATATTTACTTGCGAAATCTTCGTCAGTTAATAATGTGCTATCATATTCATCCTGTATCCCTGCAATAGCTAAAACCCACAAAGCAATTATACCACTAAAAAGTATTCCTGCTATTACAAAATCTCGTGTTAAAAAAGATTTTTTATTTTTTAAATTTAAACTTTTCATTTTATTTTTCCATCACCCATGTCAGGATTATTGCAATTCCAAGAATTGCAGTAACAAATACAGCTCCAAATTTAATTAACCCAATAAGATTTACTAAAAAGATTGTTACTGTTGTTGCCCATATTCCTGCAATTTCATTGAACTTAAATAAAAAAGAAGCAATAAGTATTAAGAACCAGCCAAAGAATAATCCTAAAAATCCTGCAACACTTGAAAAAGTTTCTATTTGAAATGTAATCTGCAAATCCAATGCTTCACCTGTTCTTGTTATATAAGCACTTGCAACATAAAAACCACTTTCATTTCCAACATTACAGATCATTGTTGAAGAAGATAAACTTGAAGTATCATTGCAAGTTAAACTGTAAGCAGTGGAATTTGCTAATGATTGTTCTTGAACAAATAATCTTGCCTGTGTAAATGTATCAGAACTGTCAATATAACTATAAGTTACAAATCCTGTATCTGCATCCCATGACAAAGAAGATTCTAAATTAGATATGCTGTTTTGTGAACTCCAGGGTTCACCTAAATCAGTCCCAGTATTAAATGTTAAAGTAAATGGTGAAACTTCTGGAATTACTTTTTGCTTTCCTGTTTCTAATAATGTTTCCCCACTTTTCTTAATTATAAATTTATAATCAATTGTTTCTGTTTGAAAAAAACCAACTGATTTTCCATTATCGTCTGTTTTTGCAATCTGCACAATTCTATATATTCCCTCACCAGGATAATATTTATGAATTTCTATTAATGCATCTGCAACAGGCAATAAATTTTCATCCTGAACTTTTAATATAAATGAAGTTGCCGAAGCAGATTTAAGTAAATACATATTAATATGTTGAGTAACATTATTTATTGGGTATGTATCAAAATAATAAAATCTATTTGTATAATCTGTTGTGTTTCCAACTTCATCATAATCTATTATTGCATCAATTTTCATAGTTGCATTTGGGCTTAAACATAAATTCATTTCTGAAATATTTTTGCTGAATGAATTATTTTTTTTAATTGTTCCTGAACCAATCCAAAAATCAAAAGTTCCATCAAATTGAAATTGTGATAATCTTGATAAATTTTGTTCGTCGTATGTTGTAAAGTTTAATGTTTTTGTAAGGTATGTTGCATTACATTGCTCTAAATGTATTCCTGAAACATTTTGTTGAAAAAATGAACTATTCGCAATAATGGAAGATGAACCATCAAATATAAATACTTCCCAATAAAATGTTTTATTTTCCCCTGTAATATTTTGGATAAGAGGAATATCTATTGTATTTATAATATTACAAGATTCATTAACACAAGTTACTGTAGAAGGATAAGTAATTCCATCATAATTTAAGTTTGAATTAATTGAAAGTTTTGTTGAAATTGTTGTTATATTAATCCCAAAAGTTTCATTTGAAGTTTCATAAACATAATTTGTAAAAATATTATCTACTTCACTAAAAGATTGTATTTGAAATGTTCTATTAGTTAATGCAAAAGTACAAACATAATCTGTTATATTACTTCCACATCCTTCAATATTCCAATTATGATTTCCTATTTGTGAAACTGAAACATTCCAAGTTGTTGAATTAATTACATCCCCTGTAAGTAAATTTGTAGTTTGATTTAATATTGTAGAACCATCTATATCCCAGATATATAATGTTGCATTTGTTATATTCCCTAAATTTGGGGTTACAGAACCATTAAAGTTAACATTTGATGCTTCAACAAATTTTTGTAAATTATCTGGAGAAATTAAAGAAGTTTTCATTTCAAGAGGAAATGTTCCAGAATAAGTTACCCCTGTGCCTTCGTTATATAATTGGGTAATTTCCGTTTGACTTAAACTTCTGTTCCAAATTCCTACTTCATCTATCATTCCATGAAAATAATCTGCTACATCATTCCATCTTCTCCCAAGTTGCAAACCTGCCACTGAATTTGCATTTCTTGTTCCTGCAGAAATATAATCTGTTATTACATGACTGCCATTTACATATAATGAAAGAGTATCTGCTGTTGAATTAAAAACACTGACAACATGATACCAATTATTTGAACCAAGTGCTGTTGTTCCATTATAACGAGTTGTTAAATATATACCTCCTGCTCCTTCTTGCATTAAATTTGTTTCAAAACTTGAAGTTAAAATCTCAAGATTATAAGCATAATCGCTTCCAACACTTGTTCCTTTATTTAGTATACCTTGTCTTGTTGCAATAGATGTTGAATTTATCCACATACTTATTGTTTGACTTTCTCCAGAACCTATATCAAGTACATCACTAAAATTTATATATTCAGCAATCCCATCAAAATCAAGAGCATTTCCTATTTTTCCTGCAACCCAATCTGCATCTTCCATATTTATTGCTGTTCCATTATAAATTCCTCCCACAACATCTGGTAAATTTGTTCCAGAAGTTTCACTAAAATCCCAATAAGATTTTAAATCAACATTTAAACTTTCAGTCCAAAAAGCCCATTCATTTATTTTAACCCCAAACAAGGTGGGTATCCATTCAACTTTTTCATTGGCAGAAACATCTGTAAATATTCCAATAATTATTTCTCCTTTTAATAATCTTGTTTTTTCATTAAAATCATTCCATTCAAATCTTTCTTCAATATGTAAACCTATTTGATTTTGAATACAATCATATTTCTCTGTTTCAAAAGTTTTATTAATTTTATTCCAAGTTTCTCTCTCTTTACAAATTGTTTCATAATCTATAACCCCCACATCATAAAAAGTTTTATATTTATAATTAAATTCTCTGTCAAACTTTTTCATATCTTTTCTGACATCATAAAACTCCATAGCATTAAATACATTAGAATAATCATTGAAATTATTAATTGTAAATTCTGCAACTAATCTATCTTCTCCCCTTATTACATTATAAACCAAAGGAGTATCTAATTTTATTGTTGCTATGTCATCACCTAATCCAAGAGCATTTGTGATTGTAATTTCTTTTAGTTCTGGGTTATACTCCTTCACATTATCGAATTCAAAACTTGAAACTGACCCTATACAAAGTATAGCTAACACTAAAAAAACTCCCCAAAATCGCTTAAAACGGAAATTTGATTTTCCTCGTCGGTGATTTTTACTATTTTGTTTCATTTTACAATCCTCCCTGTCTTGTTCCCCCAAAACTTGAAAATTTAGCAAAGACAATAATCATTGATAATGCTCCAGTAACTAAAGTTATCATTACAATATTTTGCATGACTATTGAAATATAACCTTGTGAACCAAGAGTATCAACCAAAACAGGACTTGTTGCAAATTGTTCAAAGGCATTTCCAAGATAACTTCCAAGCAGAATAGTTACTCCTAAAAAGAAAATATACATAAATAAAAATATTGGGTGTGCTCTTGTTAAAAACGAGGTTATCATTGTACTCATAATTAATCCAATAAATAAAAAGAAAAAACCTTTTTGTAGTCCATTAGCACCTAACTCAGCCATTTCATTAATTGAATCATATCCCTGAGAAGATTCATTTAAACCAGCACCACTTAATCCATCTGCTATTGAAGGAATTACAAAAGCCATAATTAATAAACCAATTGCAAATACAAAAACTGTAACTAAAAAAATTAACATATCTGGTAGGTCGCCTTTTTTATTCATTTTCTTTTCCTCTTTGGTTTAATTTTAAATCCAGAAATTTTCTTTTTTTGGGGTATCATTTCCAAGCCTAAAATCATTTTGGTAAAGTTAGGTTGTGAAAGATTAAGAACCCCTAATTTTTTTTGTAATTGTTTTCTTTGCTTTTCAAAAATATTTTTAAAGAAGTTTTCATCAACAGCAATAGTTTTTATATTCCTACCCATTAATTAATTAAAGTTTCTTATATTATATACATTACCTCGTTTTAGAAATTCACTTTTGTTTTTAAATTAAAATCTTTAACATGATATTTTTGTTTTCTTTTTACTGGTTTCATTTTTTTTCTTTGTTCAGCTATTTTAATTCGTGTTCTGACTTCCCTATCTTTTGCATGTCTCCAGAAAGATTTTTTATCTTTCAATGATTTTTTTATTTGTGCTTTTTGAAAATTTAGTGTTGCTAATCTAATTCCTTTTTTCTTAATTGTTGGAACTTCTTTTTCTGGTTTACCAACATCAACAATTCCTTTATCACCTATCTGGGACATTACTTTATGAGTTCCACCATGTATTGCAGGTTTCACATAAAAATAATTTCCTTTTAATTTTCTGTCCAATTTTCTTTCAATTCTTTTTGCTGATACTTTTGGTGTATCTGAAAAAACATCATAATCTTCTGTATCTTTTCTTAAATCTTTTGGCAGTTGTCTGTTCACTGCTTTTTGTCCGAAAAGAATTAAACCTTTTTTCTTTACATGAGAAATAATAACTTTGCCAACTTTGTTTTGATTTTTAAAATATTTTTCTTTTTCTTTCAAAGTTAATTTCGTCATATCAATTTAAATATTTAATATATTATATACATTACCTTTTATGAAAGGTTCGCACAATGCAGATTGTTACAACTATTTCCCTTTGAGATTTTTTATCGTGCCAACATTGGTGTTCCACTATTATCAAATTTATCTTTCACATTTTTTAATACTTTCATTGTCTGTGCATACATTTGTTTTTTTCTGTCAGAATTAGTTATCTGGAATCTTTCTCTCCAACATTCCAGGTGATAGTAAACTTCTCCACCTTCTTTTCCACAATCAAAATCAGTAAGCCTGACCCACCTTTCTTTCTTTTTCAATATTTCCTGTTTACAGATTATACAAAATCTTCTTTTGTTCATAAAAATAAGTTAAGAAAAATTGTTTTTAACAATTTCCTTTTCTTCCTCCAGTTTTTTTTCCAGTTCCTTTTCCACCAGCTCTTCCTTTACCTTGTCCTCTTCCATCTCTTGAACCAGTTGAACCACTTCTTGAACCTTTTCCATCTTTATTTGGCATTTTGTTTTTCCTCCATTTTATTTATTTAAAATTATATTATAAAAATTTTACTCCAATATAAATTGTTACAGTAAAAATGAAAATCATTATTAAATACATTACTATTAGGTTAAGATCATAAACAAATCCTTTTTTCTTAGTCCAGTAAAAAGGAAATATTTGTGTAAGACTTTTTGGATATTTAAACATAAACTTTAACATATCAAAAGTATTTATTTCATTGTCTTCATAAAAATCTAATTTAAAATCCTTGAAAGAAAATAATTTATCTGTATGTGCTAATTCATGTTTCAAAATTGGTTTAAGTAAATCAGGATAATTCTTAAGATTTTTATTTATTTCAATGGAATTTCCAAAGTTGTTTGCTAATCCATAATCAACATATTTTATTTTCATCCTTCAGTTGTGGTTATATTTTCTGTATATTCTTGTTTAGTTTTATATGAATTATAAGCCCATATAAAAAGCATTATTATGCTTCCTGCAATAACAGATAAAATTAGTATTGCACTAAATAGTTTAAACCATTTAATATCTTGTTTAGGTTCTTCAGCTTCAATATAAGGGGTATCTCTTTTAACTTCTTTTTCAATTATTACTTCTTTGGTAATATAATTATCAACTTCAACAAATGTTTTATTTTGAACATAAACTGTTTTTGAACTCCCACCACCTCCCCCAGAAGAACCAACATTAACTTCTTTTCTTACTTCTTTTGTTATTCCTGCAAAAAAGATTAAAGTGAATTTATCAGGAAGATAATTTTCTACAAAATAAACACTGGCATTTTTTGTTGTTTCATTTAAAGTAATATTCATTCCATTTATATCTGAAGAATTTCCAATAGTAGTCCAGAATATATCCTGTGAATCAATTTCACTCAAATCAATTTCAATACATCCCCCAGAAGAAGTAGCACTCACCAAACCTATTAATGTTATAATTCCAATTATCAATGTTAATTGTTTGTTCATTTTCTTACTTTGATTTCTTCTTCCATTTTGCTTATTCTTTTTGAAAGTATGTTAATTAATCTTAAAGTTTTAAATTCTCTTTTCTCTACTGCTTTTGCTATTTCTATTTGCATTTGTCTTTTTGTTATTATATCGATTTTCATTTGTTCTAATTTTAAGTTTATTGTTCTCCAACAAAACAATCATAAATTAAAAAAATAATAAAAAAAATAAATTATTTATCTAAGCAACATTAATTGTAGTGTTAATTATTTGGTCGTCTTCATTCAATCCTGAATCAAGAGTGTATTTTGGTGTAAGACTTAATTCTTCTCCTCCATAAACAATAATTTCTCCATCTGTATTATATTGGATAAGATTTGTTTCATAATAATAATTAGCCATATTAGCCCAGTTCAAATTATTACCCACAATATCACTTGTTAGAACAACCCAAAGTTTTGCTCCTCTGCAACTTTCATAATTATCACTTTCATTGTTACAATAATCTGCTGATAAATTAGCATTTGCATCATTACTTTGTGGTAAACTTCCAATAGCACTTGTAACTATTATTGCTGGTTGTGGGTTTGCTAATCTTCCTGTTAATCCTACAACTTCATCTTTATAGTAAATCAAAGTATATCCCCCTGGAACTCCTGAAAATTCAAAGTTATCTCCTACAACTGTATAATTTATTTCAATTGTTTCTACTGGTTCTACTGGGAACCAAGTTGTTGTATCTTTTTTTGTTAATTCCAAAACTCCAACATAACTTACTTCAACTTCTCCTTCAACAGCATTGTTAGTAATAAGAATTGTTCTCTCATTATCTCCAGTATTTTCAATAGTAATTACTTCTCCTGGACAAGTTTCTCCAGCATCACAAGGAACATTTCCAGTTATACTTGAATGTTCAACATCTCCATTAATTTGAATTGGTTGTGTAACTTCAATTGTAGTTTCAACCTGTCCGTAGTATTGAATTAAACCTGCTGTAACCAAAACCATAGCAAACAAACCTAAAACTCCAAACATTAAATATTTTTTATTCATTTGTTTTTACCTCCTTTTGATTGTATGATTTTGCAACATCTTTTTCAATTAAATTTACAATAGCATTGTTTAAAGTTATTGTTCTTAAAGTTTTTAATTTAAATTTATTCCAGAGTTCTTCTTCAATCTTTAATGTAATTGGTTTAATCTCATTCATACTACTTCCAACTATTTAATACTATTTAAACATTTCTAAAATTATATAGTTATTAATTAATAATAACAAATTAACATATTCACTTTTCTTCAATATCTTTCATAGTATCTTCTACTTTCTTTTTTCCACCACGAGCCATTTTTGCTTCACAAACAATTAAATTTCCGGTTTCCTTGTCTGTAGCACAATAATATAAAAATCCAGTTTTTCTTTTTATGTCTGTTTTTAATATTTCTTCTCCCATTTTATTTTTTACCTCCTTGTAATAAATATCATAAGTATCATTTATATCATTAAAAACATTACTATTTATGCTATACCTGCTATCAAAGTTGCGTCCAAATCGCCGCGAAGCCCACGAAAACCGCGACGAGAACAATGGCTATTGCAATCGGTGTCTGAAATTGTTGCATAAAACTCTTTAGGCTATATGCCTGTTTTGAAGCTGCATCAAATGCCTGTTGCCATGCTTTAGAATGTCCTGTATCACATTTAACATTTAAGATTGATTCTTTTACTGTTGAAACTAATCCTGTCTTGTCGTCTTTATATTCAACTTCATATTCCAAAAAACTCTCTGGTAATACTGGTCTGTAATCTACTGGAGATAACTGAACAACTGTAATAAGTCTGTCTCCCTGTAAATATCTTTTTGGGTCAAATATTTTTAATGGTATCTTTGGCTGAAAAGTTCCTGGTCTTTTAATAAATACAACTCCTCTCTTAGAACTAAAATAACCTTTTCCCCATTCACCATTTACAATTTTGCCGTCGCTTCTTGGAAGTTTAATTTCAACCTGTAAGTTCCATCTCTTCCTATTCCATGTGAAAAAACCAATTAAAGAAATAATAACAAGAACAAGAACCATTAATGCCACAACTAAAATCATTAACCCAATACTACTTCCCTGTGGGATTATACCACTTATAACTTCTCCAACTTCTGCCATTATTTTTTAATCTCCAATTTAAAATATTTTTTATTTAACTCATCTAAATTCTTCATCTTAATCAAATAAAGAACTATGTCAGCCATAAAACCAAACGCAGATAATATCATTAACAAACTAATACTAAAACCACAAATGTTTGAAACATCTTTCACAAAATCAATTCCCCAAATAAAATACCCCTGAGGAATTAATAACATACTTACAACCATAATAAAAATTAAATATTTAATAAAAATTAAACCATAAGAATAATTATTCCAATTTTTTATTCTGTCCTGTTTCTGTCTATACTCAATTCTGTCTAATTGCTTTAACTTGTTAAAATCTTTTTTTTCTATTTCCATTTTTTATTTTTGCCATTTTACCAAAATTTAAAGTTCTCCATTACTCCTGCTTTATTTTTACTTTGATTACTGCTTTCAGTTAATTTCATTATCTTAAATATTCTTCTTGATTCCTGTCCATTTTGTGCTCTCTTTAAAACAGTAAAACAGGTTGAACAAATTATATGTCCTATCCTGTCATATTCGCTATACTCTCCCTCAATGCCATAACCTTCTGCATTAACAACTAAATGACCCATAACCCAGTTTCTTATTAATTCCATAAGGTTGTTAATTTCCTGTGCTGAAAAATTACTCATTGAAGTATTTTGATTTAAGATACAACCTAAGAATGAAATAAAGTCGGATATTAATTTTTCTGATACCTTAGGGGTATCTTTAGAAATTGCAACCCATGAACCTGTATAATCTTTTTTCTCTCCTCTTATTCTGTGTTCAATATCTGCAAGAAGATTGTCTGGATTAATTTGCTGTAAAATATTAGTTGTTTTCTCTTCTCTCATTGTGTCAGCATAAATAGCATTTGGGTCATTAGAAATTTGTGTTTGCTGTTGTTGTTGCATAAATTCTGCTTCTGACATTTCTGGTGGCATAATTAGAACAATAAAATTCTCTTTAAATACATTAGTAAAATGCACAAATTATTTTAAAGTATAGAAATTAGGATAAGTTAAATGATAAGTTAGTAGAGTGTTTACTAATTTTTGATAATACAAATGGCGAGGTGTATTCTCGCTATCCCAAGAAAATATTTACATACTTGTTAGTGAATTGTTCTTTTTAAATCTTTTTATATTATAATACAACAATGTATTACAGTAGAAAGGTTTATATAGTGCATTGAACATACAATGAACATACATAAATACATACAGGAGGAAAAAATGGAAATAAAAAATGTTATAAGAGAAACAAGAAACGAATCAAAAAGAATAAGAATTAATCTTAGAACTACAAAAAGTGTAGCTGAATGGTTAACAGAAAAAAATGTTTCACCACAGAAAGTTTTTGATTTGGCTATTGAAGAACTTATAAATAAAAAGAAATAAAAATGAAAAAGTGGATAAAAAAATCGCCACCTTACCTTTTTACATTAGGAATTTTTGGATTTTTAAAAAGTAATAATCCATCAACCTTAGAAGGTAAAGTTGCAATGGGTATGACAGCAATTTTTTTAATAACAGGTGCGATTATTTTACATTTAGATAAACCTAAAAAGTAATTAATTTTGTTTTAATTTTAGGTTTTTTTTTAGAAGATTTTTTCTTACCAGATTTTTTCTTTTTTTTAGTAACTTTAAAACCAGTTTCTAAACCACGAATTGTTCCAGGAGCAATGCCTATGTCAATCCCCCCAATCTTAGTTACTTTAGCAGCAGTTTCAAGACCGGTAATAATCCCTGTGAATGAAGGTCTAATTATTACTTTCTTTTTTCTTTTCTTTCTCACAATTTTTTTTATCTTTTTTCTTTCTGCTGTTTTTTTTCTTCTTATTTTTGTTGGTTCAAAGGTTTCAAAAACATCTTCTTTAATAGTTGGTGGAGGAGTAATTATTATTGATGGTTTAATATCTATAGGTGGTGTTTTAAATTTACTTGGTTCTGGAAATTCAAAGATACTTGGTATTAATTCTGTTTGAGGGGTTATTGGAATAAAAGATTCTCCTATTTGTTTTGCAATTGGTTGAAAAATACTTGGTTTTATTTTAGGGGTGACCACAAATGGTTTAAATTTACTTGGTGTTAATTTTGTTCTGGGGATTTTTGATGGCTTCATAAATTTTGTTTCTAACCCAAATACCTTTGGTTGTTTAACGACTTCTCCAAAAGCTTGTTTTTTTAATGAAGGCATATCAAATGCTGGTTGTCTTTTAGGTATCTCAATAGATATTGTTCCTAATGCTCCACGCTTACTTGGTGGAAATAATGGGGGCTTTTCAACCATTGGAACTAAAGCACCAAGTCTTGTTTCAAATGGAGCAATTTCAGATACTCCTGTTTTTTGAACTATCAAAGATATTTCTGGAACAGCCTTTTCAAACTCCATTAATTTAGCTTCTGCTTTTCTTAATTGAAATTGTTTAAATTGTTTTACTCCAGGAAATTTTGGCAATTCTTTAAGGCTATGTTCTATCATTCCTCTTCCAGAAATTATTGCCCCTCCTATATCTTTTCCACCTTTTCTTAATTCAAATAATCCTGAAAGTGTTCTTGAAAATTGTTCCGATAATTTACTTATTTCCCCTCCTCCAGGTATATCTACAACTTTTTTTTCAAAGAAAGGGAATGCTTCTAATCTTTCAATTGCTTTTATGTCAAATGATTTTTCAGGAAGTTTTGCCAATCCAATTGCTTCACCTTTCTTCACAACCAAACTTGTTGAAACTTTTCCTAAGGTTGCCTGTAATTCATTTAATATTTGTCTATTTTGTTTAAATGCAATATCAATATCCCCTCCCAATTCTTGTAACCCCCTTAATCTTGTAGCTTGACTACCAAAAATCCTTCCCTCCAATGCAACTCCAGCAAATGCTTCTTGTTCAACAAGTGTAAGTCCTGGAGGAAATGCTTTTGTAACTTCTACGATTGGAGGAACATCTGGTTGTTTTCTAAAGAACTTTTGCAACTTAACACCCTCTAATAATCTGGTTGCTGTTTCTTCTGAAATAAACTTTTTTTCCAACAATGATCCTATTTGTGCTTTTTGCATTTTAACTCCATGTTGAAATTTTGTAGGAGTCAAAAGTGCCCCTGCTCCAAATAAACCTGCCTCTACTCCAATAGTTGCTCTTTCTTCAATTGTTAATCCTGGTTTAAATATTTCAACTCCTTTATGTATTCCCATCCCTCCAAAAACTGTTTTTGTTATTTTTGGTATTTTTACTGCAACTTTCCCAAGAGCAAAAGGGGTAGCAACAAAAAATGCAGTTCCTCCTGGAGTTGTTGGAGCAAATTCCGAAATTCCTCTTACTCCTATTTCAGTTCCAGTTAAGCCAACCGAAACAGCTTTCTCTCTTATTTTCCTGTCTGATTTAAATAAACTCAAATCTGCGAGTGGAGTTGATTGAGTTACAAAAGAAATAGTTTTTGCAACCTTTTCTTTTTCTGGAATTTTAAATTGTTTACCAGCTTCCTTAATCTCTCTAAAGGTAACATCTGGTTTTATATCTAAAGGAAAAAGTTGTGGTGTTATTTTGAAACCCATAAATTGTTCACCACTTTTACCAAATAAAATTTCGGAAGTAAACATAGCTCCTTTTACTTTAGTTTCTGTAGGAACATATCCTAAAGGAGAAACTGATAAAGGTGTTCTCAATGGAACAGCTTGTAAAACTTTAACCCCTTTCTCCATCAAACCAACTGGTCTTCTCGGTCTATCTTCAACTTTAGATACTCTTGGTTCTATTTTTGAAATATCAAATGGTTGTGGTTGCTGTAAAAAAGAAAGAGGTGAAACTTTATATTCTTCTTTTCCTAATCCTGCTTCACCTGGTTTAAAAAATATCCCCCCAGTAGTTGGTAAAGTTTTTGCAAGTTCCATTCCCTGTGAAATAAAATCTGTTGGACTGGGTGTGCTTCTTGTAAGAGTTAAAACTCCTGCCTTTTCTAATTTTACCAGTGAGGTTGTATCTAAATCTTGCAACCTAATTGTCATCTGGTCTTTTTCAAAACCTATTAAAATGCCTTTATCATATAATGGTTTACCGACTTTAAAAAGTGCAAGTCTTTGTTCAGCTGCTCTCTGTGCACGAATTCCAGATACATATCCTTTTCTTTGCAATGAACCCCCAAGTGTAAATATTCCAAATTCTTGACCTGCTAATTTTCTCCCAATTTCAAATTCTTTTATTTCATGAAGTTCATGTTTAATTGGCTGAAGCCTTGCTCTTTCTGATTGTGTTTGAATTCTGGATTTTTTTAATTCTGTCTTTGCTGTTTCAAACTTAGGCAGTTGTTTTTTTCTAAGTTCAATCTTTTGCTGTTTTATTTTTTTTGCACCTTCACTAACTCCACCAACACCAAATGATTGGGCTAACAAAGATTGTCGTTTAATTGTCAATGCTTCTGGCTTTGTTTGTTTTAAAAATTCCCCACGCTGTTGAGATATTTTTTGTTCCTGTCCAGAAATAATTTTTTCCTGTTTTGTTAATTGTGATTCAAAACTTGAAATTTCTCCTTCTCTTTGTGAAATTTTTTGAAGTGCTAAACTCATAATAATTTTAATATTTTAGATATTAAATACATTACCTTTTATAATAGAAATGTATTTAATTCTAAAATCAATTATTTAAAATACTATGTCAGACCAATTTGTTTCTAACCCTTATAAAAAAGAAGAAAAAAAAACATTGGGAGAAATTGTCATATCTCAAATTGATGTTTGTAGAAAAGAATTTAGCAAAGAATTAAAAAAAGGTTTTCAACAACAAATTGTTGTTTCTGGAAAAATTATAACTATGAATGTTCCAGACCAAAGACATACAAATATTCAATGCACAAAAACATTACATGACTTACTAATATTTTTCTTTGATAAAGAATTTAAAAATAAATTTAAAGAAATACAAACAAAAATTAATGTTGCAGGAAAAACATATCTTGAAAAATATATTCAATTGGAATCAAACTATAAATTAAAAGAAATATCAAAAGAAACAAACATGATTCAAAATAGCCTAATAGGAGATAGAATATTTCAAGAATTAATGAATTATCAATCTGATTGTTACAGAGAAATGTTTCAGGAACTTATTTTATTATTCAAAAGAAAAAATGAACTCTCTGGAAAAAGATTGATAAGCTGGGACGATTAAATGAAAAATAAAAGATTTCCTCAAAAAATTGAACACCTACCAAAAAGTTTTCAAATATTAATTTTAACATTTGTTAAAAGATTAGATACTGGTAAAAATTGTTTGGTTGCAATAGTTGGTAAAACTGGAAGTGGCAAGAGCCTGGCTTCAGCTTGTATTCTTTATTGGACTTATGTTTATATGAATGGAAAAGAACCAACAGTTGAATACATAAGAGAACATTGGTTTTTTTCAGCAAAAGATTTTCTTAAAAAAATGAATGACCCAAATTTAAAAAAAAGAGAAGGAAATCTTTGGGATGAAATGGGAGTATCTGCTTCTCATAAAACACACCAATCATTACAGAACAGGGCTATCTCGTGGCTGGTTCAGACATTCAGGAACTTAGAACAACTTGTTATATTCACAGTTCCAACATTGGCATTTGTAGATAAGTCTGTTAGAAATCTTTTACATTATCAATTAGAAACAAGAAAAATTTTAATTACAAATAAAGTATGTATTATTAAACCATTAGAAATTCAATATAATATTAGAATGGATAAAACATATTATCATAATTTAATGAAACCTTCTGATGATGGTTCTGGATTTATGGATGAAATAGATGTTGTTGGAATACCCTTACCACCAAAAGAAATTGTAAAAGCTTATGAAGAAGACAGCTGGAAATTCAAAGCAGAACTAAATAAAAGAATACAAGGTATGCTTGAAAAGGTTGATGAAAAAGAAAAGCTTGAAAGTTTAAGTATGGAAGAAGTCGCTATTAAAAACTTAACTCCTCAACAAAATAAAATTTTTAATTTACTCAAATTAGGTGTTAGTGCTACAAAAGATATTGCACGCACATTAAACATAAGACGAACAACAGTATGTCAATCATATCAATCATTTAGAAAGAAAGGATTGAATATTGACAAATACTTAAAAAATGAAAAGTTTCAAAATGAAGTTTCGGATTTTCGGGGAAACGACCCCAGCACCAAATTGACTTGTAAAATTCCCACTAAATCAAAAATAAAATGAATATTTCAGAATTGATTGGAGACCACACCCTATTAATAGGGGTTGTAATGATTGGAGGATTTGTAATTTACAAATTTATTTTAGAACCAATAATGAACGAAGGAAAACCAATAACACCGACGGAAGAAGACATAAAAACATTTGGAGAAAAAATGGAAGAGAATCTAAAACCAACAACTGATATTTAATAAAATATTATTTTTTATCTTTCACCACAAAATAAAATCTTGTTCTTCTTCCAGGAGAATAACCAGCTAACTTTTTTACCATTTCTCCAGAGTATTCTATAAATTCAATTTCAGACCATTTTAAAAGGATTGCTACTTTATGGAAAATTTTAACTGCATCCTCTTGCATAGCTTCTGCTATTTGTTTGACTGAAACTGGTTTATTACAGCTTTCTAAAAATTTAATTACCTCTGCCTGACTGATTTTTTTAACCTCATTTTACTCCTCGAAATTAATATTCCAACCATAAACTTTTTTTGGTATTACTCCTGTTGCATTATAATCATATGAATTTCCATTCATATCATAACAAACACAAATATTAAAATTATGTTTTTCAATACCATAAGAAATTGGGTCGGATTTTATTTCTTGAATATTTTTGACTAAAACTATTATTGCTATTAATAATAAAATGATTGCCAGATAAATTCCAATCAGCGTTACTAATTGTATTTTTTCTTTACTTATTTTATTCTCCATTGTTATTTTGTTAATATGTTCCATACTATTCTAAACATTGCATAAACCATTACTATCTGCACACCAATCCATGCAGTTCTTAATCCAAATGAAAAAATCACTGCGATTAAAATACAGATAGCAAATGATTTACTGAAACCAAACATTTTATAAGTTAATAGCTTGTGTAAGTGCTTCTTCAACTGTCATGAAATATATTAATGTTCCATCTTCGGCAGTTGTTTCTCTGACAACTTGGGTTGGTAGTTCTTTTACAACAACTGTCTTTGTTTTTTGTTTTTCCTTTTTTTCAGTTTCTTCTTCAACCTTATCTTCTTCATTTTTTTCTTCAACTTCTTCTTCAACAACTTCCTCTTCTTCAACAACTTCTTCTTCAGCTGGTTCTTTGGTTACTTTTTTTATTACTTTTTTATTTTTTGTTAAAAAACCCATTTTTAATTTACCTCCTTTTGATTCTTTTTGAAAGGATTTGAATAAACTATAAATGAAGAAATAACAACACTTAGAGTAAAACTACCCATAAACAAAACTACAAATACAATCTCACCAACAAAATCACTTGGTAATTTAAATCCAAAAATCCAAAATGGAAAAGCCATTCCAATAGCAATAATTATTGAAACAATTAAAACCATAAACATTTGCCAAATTATTGGGGGCTCTTGTTCTTTTACAACAACTGTCTTTGTTTTTTGTTTTTCCTTTTTTTCAGTTTCTTCTTCAACCTTATCTTCTTCATTTTTTTCTTCAACTTCTTCTTCAACAACTTCTTCTTCAGCTGGTTCTTTGGTTACTTTTTTATTTTTTGTTAAAAAACCCATTTTTTAATTCACCTCCTTTCAATAATTACGAATTTTTTTAATTTTATCTGTTTCATTTTTTATTTTTTTACCTTTACTCCAATCATTAGTATCACAAAAATTTTTAACCCACATAATAAATAAAACACAAGCTATACAAAATATGATTCCTGAAATAATTCCTGTTATGTTAATCATTTTTTAGTTATTTAAAAAAACCTCCACTTACAGAAAATATGGTTTTTCATTTTCTTCCCTCCATAGCTTTCCAACTTTCAGCAATAGCTTGTTCTGGATTTGCTTTAGTATAAATTCCGGTAGTATCTAATCTTGAGTGACCCATAAGTTGTTGAACAATGGGAAGTGGAACTCTTAAAACATTAACCTGGTAATTTCCAAATCCATGTCTTAAAGTATGTATTGACATTCTCTTTCCAAGAACTTTTTTACTTAATTGTTCAAATTTATATTGAATGGTTCTTCTTGGAATTTTTATTGGAAGTAAATTCAACATTGGTTCTGTTAATGCTGGAGGAGTTACTGTTGTCCTCCACTTTCCACCCTTACCATCATCTAATCTTATTTGATGGTCTTTTAAAAAAACCATTTCCTTTTTTAATGCGGGAATTTTAGAATGATCTGTAATAAATTCTATTTGTTTTGTTTCCTTATTTGTTTTTCTTTTAAACTTTCTTTGGTATCCAATAATTTCACTTATTCTTAATCCAGAACCAAACCCAAGAAGAATAATTAATTTCATTTTTTTATTTTTCTCTGCCGAATATAATTTCCTAAATTCTTCAAAACTTATGTAATCAATTCTCTTTTGTGCCATTTTTTATGCAATTATCTTAACTTTTTTAATAAGAGATTGTTTATAAATCTTGCGTTTTATAGTCCATTTGTGCAACTGATAAAATTAATAATACCTATAAAATCACGACATTTTTATTTTTCATTCTCTCTCCCAAATATTTTAAATATTAATCTTCCAATAAATCCAAACCCAGAACCATCTGTTTCTTTGTCAAAAACAAAAATCAAAATCATTGGAAGAACCATTGAAATTAGCACAAAAGGAATAAAAGAAAAATTTAAACAAGATGAATTTACTACTTCTTTTCCAATATCTAATATTATTTCCATTTTTTATAAATTTCCTTTAAATATCTTTCACAATTTGATTTAACTTTATTAACTACATATTCTATTGGATCTTTATCTTTTCTTACAAGGATTCTATGATTTCCTTTTTTATAAATTTCAAAGCCCATAAATTTATCTATTTTTTCATATTTCTCATTTTTTATTTTTTGTTCTAATTTATTCATTTTTTAGCTGTGGAGCATTTTTTTAAATTTGGACGAAGTCTGTGAAATATTTGATTTAAAGAGGTTCAACGAAGTTGAATTTGGAAAACTTCCTGTTTTCTTTAAATCCATATTATCAGACCCGTAGGGCAAATGATTTATCATTTGAGTTCGGACACACCCCGTTTAGTTGCACAAATCATTTCTGTTCCTCCATCTCATCTATATCTCTTTTGAATGGTTTAGAATATGTTGGTTTTATTATTTTCCAAATAAATTCTGAATAATCTTTCCGATTCTTCATTTTAAATAAAATTGTTGGATAAGATTGTTTTAAAGTATATTCTGCAAACTTTTGCATTGAATTAAATTCTTCTGAGCTACGATATTGTTCTTTTGAAATATTTTCTATTTGTTTATATTTTCTTAACAAATCTTCTCTTGTTTTATTTAACCAATCAAAAAATTCATCTGGAACTCTTTCTATTATTTCTTTAAAATCCCCTCCATCTTTAAGTATTTCCCAGACAGACTTATTTGAAATATTTGTAAAGATTCTGTGTAATCTCTTATATTCTTCAAATTTTACTTTCATTCTAAATCCTGATTTAAATTTAATCACAAAACCTTCTTTATTTTCTTCTTCTAAGTCTTCTAATTCTTTTAATTTCCTAAAATCTTCTATTTCATCAAATCTTTTTACAATTGGGAAACCAATATTTTCTAAAGGCAATTCATTTCCTGTTTTAGTATCTTTAATTGCAAGTAGTTTTAATTCCTTCAAATCTCCATAATCTATAACAATTCTGTTTTCTGGATAAATAATTTCGAATAGATAAGTTTTTGATTTATCTAATTTATTCCAAGTATCTTTATATTTTTCTAAAAGCATTTTAGTCCCTTCTTGTGCTTGTTCTGAAACAAAAGAACCACGAGTTGCAATCATTGGAATATCTCCTATCCAATATAAAATCCCCAAAGAACCATCAACCTTTTCATAAACTTCAAAAGACTCATTTGGAATTTTCTGTTTTTTATTATCTAATTCTTCCAAATTAAAGAACTTCTCAAAAGGATTAGAAATTATTTTCATAGAAGAATTTAAAATTAATCCTCTACATTTTTTTGTTGCTTCATTCCAAATCCATTTATATTGAGCATTTTTTGTATAATTATAAATAAATAAATCTTCTGTTAGATGTTTCTGGACAGAGATAAACTTCTTTTCAATCATTTCATTTAATAATTTATCTTTCATTTTAGTTGCTCCATACTTTTAAGGGGTGTGCCCGAATTTCTCCTAATATTAGGGTGATGAGAAGTCGCCGAAGGCGATTTGGGTGAAGGCGTAGCCGTAACTTTATCACCCATATTAAATCCCTTTGGTTTTTCCAAAGTCGGTTCTTCCGAAGTTCTGACGGGGGGTGATAGTTGAACATCGCTTTTTACTTCATTTCCCCAAGCATCCCATCCTTCTCTTTTGTTTCTTGCAAATAATTCTAATCTCTTTTCAGAAGATATACTCTCAATTAAATCATAAAATTCTATTGGTTTCTCTGAATGTCTTTTTGGAATATTAGCAAAGAATACAGTTGGTTTATATCTCTCTTTATTAAACTTACATTTATCCTTATAACCAAATAAACAATGTTGTGTTCTTGACACAAACCAATTCCCACAACCTGATGGTTTAACCCATGTGATTGTTGAAAGATATTTAAAACCCCATGATTCCATAACTTCAAATGCTTCTTTCAAAAATTGGTTTGTAGTCCACAACCATAAATGACATCCTTCTTCTGCTAATTCACCTACTGGAAGTTTTTTAATTTCTTCTACACTCATAGTTGGATAAGGAAGATTTCTAATTCTTTTATGCCTTGTAGCATACTTTCCTGCCATTTTTTGTTGCCAACATGGGTCTGCTAATATTGTTTTATATTTTTTCATTTTCATATATGGTTATATACAACTTCTCCGAATTTTAGTTTTTCTTGATTTTCATATATAATCATATATAGTATCGTTTTATAATACTCCTTAATCATAGTATTCTCCTGTTTGTTTTACAATAAGTTGTAGTTTAGCAATACAATCTGCACAATATTTATTTCCTTCTGCATCTTCATTGCCATCAAGATATTTATCTATTTCCTTATTGCATTTTGGATTTGAACATTTCATTTTTCTTCTTAATTGTATTCTTTTTTTAGTTGTTTTATATTTTATTGCCATTAGTTTCTCCCAACTTCCACAGAGTTGCTCAAAGTTTGGAACCCCCCGTCTGAATTGGATTTAATTAAGGATTTAATTCAGTTTTCACGAAGTGAAAATTGGGACGAGTGTAACGAGTGATTAAATTCATATTAAATCCTCCGATTTATCGGACTGCGTAGCAGAGTCGGAAGGAGTTGTGATTAGTTGCTCAATATTAAATATCTCATAATAATAATCTTCTAAGTATTCCCAAATTGCTTCATCACCTTTTTCATAAAACAATTCGGGCAACCCATCATTATTTCCCCTTAATCCACTTCCATCATAATAACAAAAACCTTTTCTTAGTAGGTCACAATCAGTTTTTGTTTGTCCTTCAAACATTGGTTTAGGACTATGATACCCAACATCCCAACAATCAAAACCTTTAGCTTTTCCATCTTCATCTCTTATATCTGATGGAATTGTTTTATTTTTATTTCCAATTCTTTTATATTCATCAATAGTTTTTGGTAAATAAAAAGGTGTATTAAAACAAACTTGAACTGCACCATGTCTTCCTTTTAAAATAAACCAAATTCTCATTGAACCAATTCCATAATTTTCTCCTCTAATATCACTTCGTTTATCGAAGGGTTGAGAAAATTTAACTATTCTTTCAAATTTTATTTTTTGTTTTGTTTTAACCATTTTTATTCTAATCTCCCTGCTTGGAGCAACTCCTTCCGATTGGATTTAATATTAGAGTGATGAGATGTTTTCTCGTCAGAGAAAATATGGACGGAGCGAAGCGTAGTCTTATAACTCATATTAAGTCCTCCTCATTAGAGGACGCCGAAGGCGAGTTTTGATTTGATGCGATTAGTTGCTCCATACTTTTTGGGATTTTCATAAAGACGAACCAGTAAGTAGTTTTCCCTTTTGTCCCAACTCTATTAAAAATAATTGGTTCGTCTGGGAAAAATGGTTTTATTTTCTCTATAGTTACAGATTGGTCATTCCATTTGAAGATTAAAGTTCCATAATTATCAAGAACCCTCCAACATTCTTTAAATCCTGCTTGGAGGTCTGCTTTATAATCAGTATCTTTTATAGTTCCATATTTCTTAGCCATCCAAGCAGTTTTATTTAACATTAAATGAGAAGGGTCAAAAATAACCATCTTAAAACTTTTATCTTCAAAAACCATTTTTCTAAAATCCCCTATGTGTGAAGGTTCAACTGAAAAATTCATACCATATTGTTCTTTAAGTGGAAGAACATCTTTTCTTATATCTTGATAGATTGCGTTAGGATGATTTTTGTTCTTCCAAAACATTCTTCCCCCACAACAAGCATCTAATATGAATTTTTCTTTTGTCATTTTTTAACCTCTGGTTTGTTGAACCCCGCTTGGAGCATCAAATCAAAATTGGATTTAATATTTGGGTGATGAGAAGTTAAAACTTCTTGTTTTAATTTGGGTGAAGGCGTAGCCGTAACCTTATCACCCATATTAAACGAGTTCGGTTTATCCGAACCAAAATCCGTAGGATTTTGAGTAAATGTGTCCGCCGATAGTCTCTCCTGTTCAGTTCTACATTTCATAGTATTACAATAAGATTTACTAATTTCAAAACCAATATACTGACGATTCAATCTTATACACGCTTCTGCGGTTGTTCCACTTCCTATAAATGGGTCAAGGACAATATCTTCTTGGAATGATAAAATCTTTAATGCTTTTAATGGAATGTCATAAGAAAAATTGGCTTTTGTTAATCCTCTTGTTTCGGCTCTATATTTCCACATTCCGTAAACAAGTTCTTTAAATTCTTCTTTGTGTTTATCGCTGTCAGTAAAATAAGAATTGCCGTCGCCTTGTTTCTTCCACTCTTCTTTGTAAGCAATTATAACACATTCCTTTGGATTATAAATATATGGGGCAGATGCTTTAAGCCAACTTCCCCAAGCAGTTAATTTTACTCGTTGAGGTTGGATTTCTTGTAAATCAACTATTCCTGCAAACTTAAATCCAACTTCTTGCATTATCTTCCAGTATTCAGCAACGATGAAAATTCTGCCCCCTCTTTCCATAACATTAATTTCATAAGGAATGTTTAAGGCAATTCTTCCATCTTTCTTTAAACAGCGATAAACTTCTGAAAGCCAATTTTTCGCAAATTCTAAATAGTCATTCCATTCCATTTTATCATTCCAACTATCATAATCAATTCCTACATTATAAGGTGGGGAAGTGATAACTAAATTAATTGAATCGTCAGGAATCTTCTGTTTCATTCCCTCTACACATTCCATATTGTAAATCTTATTGGTTTCCATTATAACGCTGGGAGGCGGACACATTTATTTCGTTTAATATTGGCGTTTAAAGAAGTCCGTGCGGTATACCGTCCGACATCGCACGGATTTAGGAAATTACAAAAACTATTGTAATTTCCTTTAAACTGATATTCACAGAAGTTTAAAAAAATGCGATTACTATTAATCATCTTTCTTTCTCCCATTCAATTTTTTACAAAATTCTCTAATTTCATCAAGACATCCTGGACTATATGTTAAAAATTGTTCTTTATTTGCACAATCAATTATTAAGTATAAAGGAATTACAAAACTCCAGTGCATCCAAGTTCCATTTCGCACTCTTTCTATTTTCCCCAGTAATTCATTTCTACTTTGATTATAAACTTCATAGACTTTTGTTTTGCTATCTTCAAACTTTTCAGCAAACCAAAGTCTTTCTCCTTCGCTTGTGCAAATTATTTTCTTGAAAGATGATGTTTCTTGATTCATAATAGTTTCTCCTCTCTAACGAGCATTTTTTTAAATTTGTTCTTCCTGCTGTGAATATTTAGTTTAGTAGAGTTTTGCGAAGCAAAATTCGGACGAAGTCCTGCAAGGGCTGAGTTACTAAACGGATATTCACCGACAGAACGAAGTTCTGCTTGAGTTTTCCCTTTGTCCGATACACTTTGAAATGCGTAGTTTGAAAATATAACCCTCGCAACCATGGTTTTTATGAACGAGGGGTCACCAACAATGCTCCCAGACTTACCATAAACCAAATCGGAACAAATTTGGGAAGTTGCAACTTTTACAGGTGGTCTTTCCATAAATAAGGCGTTTAGTTGGTGACTTTGCATTTTATATTTTCAAATTTCCTTTAACTTCTGTTAAGGGAAGCATTTTAATTGAGTGTGAGGATTTACCCGAGCCAACGAGGGCAAAGGGAAAATTTTGGTGAATATTAGAGTTATGAGATGTTTTTGCGTTAGCAAAAATATGGACGGAGCGAAGCGTAGTCTTATAACTCATATTAAATCCTCCGAAGGATTGGCGTTAGCCAAAGTTTCACCACCTTCCGATTTATTTTCTAAAATATAAAGAGCCATTAAATATTTATCTCTTAAAGAACCATTGGGCAGTTTTTCAAGATTGTCTTGCAAGTCAGCAATTTTAATAATCTTTGCTTGGTGGAATTGTTTTATTCTTAAAATGTAGTTAAGATAGGATTCAGATTTATCTCTTGTTAAAATAACAATCATTCTTACTAATTCTGTATCTATTCCTCTATTAAATAAATCATTAGATGTTAAATCTGAATCTTCTAAGACATCATGCAACCAAGCAATAATCTGTGATTCTGGAGTTGAGAAATGACTTACAACTCTCTTAGGATGTTCAATATAATCTTCTCTCCTACCAATTGTTCTTTTTTGTCCTTTATGGACTTCTCTTGCAATTTCTTCGGCTCTTTTTATTTTATCTTCCATCATAGTTGCTCCCCTCTTGCGAGGAAGGTGGTGAAATTGGATTTAATATATGTTATACCTACTTTCCACTGGAAACACCCCCCATTTAATTTACTTGTTTTACCATCTATAAACAACCCCCCTATTTCCTGTGGAGTTATATTGCTACTTTTCATTTTAGTTTCTCCCAATAAATCTCTTGATTTCTCCAACTCTTCCATCTTTAAAGCAAAGTTCCCATATCTTAATAAAAATGAATTAGCATCTCCAACAGAAAATTCTTGTTTTGCAATTAGTCTCTGTATATGCCTTAAATTCTCCTCTAATTCTTGTTGTATTTCTGATGTCATTTTAAATTATGCCAACAAAACCAGCTCCCCCTGTTTTGATGAAAAAAAGTGAATTTTTAAAGAAACTCTTTTCGGGTGTTTTTATTTTGTTGGCAATATGATTTTGTTTCATTTTCCAAAAACCTTTTTAATTTTAAACGGCAACATCAAGCCAAAAACATAAATTCCTTCTTCAACTGTATAACCAACAGCAAGAGGTTCTTTTGGTTTTCCTATTTGATGTTCAATATTTTCAAAAAGTTCTTGTGATACTTGTTCTTTTTTCATTTTGATTATAAATGAGCAGGTCGGGTAAGTCTGATTAACTTACCTTTTTGTCATATCACCGCCTGCTTGCTCACATCAGGAAGATGTGAACGATGAACATCAAAGATGTTCTTCTGTATGACTATTTCTTCTTCTCTTAATTTCGTCTTCAATATCTCCTAATAAAGAATATAAAAATCTTAATTCTACTTTGCTTAGCAACTCAGTCATTATTTCTTTCATTTTCTCTCTCCTATATGTTTTTCAAATGCTTTATCTATTATATCTTTAACTTCATCAACACTAATAAAACATTTAATTTTAGTTGATAATCTACCTAATTCAATTTCCTGTTTAATTTCTTTCTTTAAATTCTGATTTGCTTCTTGGACATTTGAAAAAGTAATTATGGGAACACCCTGAATTTTCTCTATCTTCTCAGCCAAAGGAATAATTTTTATTTCTTTTTTCATTTTATTTTTTGATTGTTTCTTCAATATCATCAATTAATTCAGTCATACTTGAATATCCCATTAAATCTAATTCCTGACAACTAAAATAATATCCTTCTTCCTTATTTCCATAAAGTTCAATTCTTGCAATATGACTACTCATTCTGTTTCTTTTTTCATTTTGATTACTTCCGTGTTCAACGGGAAGTGGAACATAAAATCCCAGTCTTTCCTGGGTGTCAGCGCCTCATGGCGTACAGCTGTCGTTTTATGAGACTATGAATGCCCCCAGCAGTTCATTCAACCTGACTTAACTAGTTCTAGACCAGATTGGGGGCTTAAGTGAGCAGGTCGGATTAAAAGATGGTTAAAACGCCATTGTCATATCACCGCCTGCTTCTTGTATGACTATGAAAGAGGGAAAATTCCCTCATAAGTTAATTAACAATTGTGTAGTCGTTTTTTGTTCCATCATTTTTTACAACCACTGAAAATTCAACATCTTTTAACTTATTTCCATTTTTTGTTGCTAAATCAACAAGTTGCCCATAAGTAGATGCTGGTGTTTTCCCAATTCCAAAAGTCCAGATTTTTTCTTCTCCATTAATAAGAATCTTAATTTTTGCTTGTGGGTGAACTTCATCATTCTCCCCTTCCTTTTTTCTAATAAAAGGTTCTGTTTCTTCAAGTTCTGTTAATGCTTTCACCTTAAACTGCCCGATTTTTGGTTTCCAGTAGTTACTACTTTCCTGCAATCTTTTCAATTCATTTTGGTAATCCATTTTAACTTTTTAACCTCCTTGTAATTGTATTATGATTATTTATGTTCATTTTCTTTTTTTTGTAAATCCACAATTTGTGCAGATTAATTTATTTATGTTATCGGCATGAGTAACAAATTTTCTTAATCTGTTTTTATGTTTGTCTTTTTCACCACAACATATCAAACAATATTCTGTTAAAAATTCCTGTTCTTGTTTCATTTTTTATTTTCCCCATAGCACCAATTATATGCTTCATTCATATAATCAAAATGTTCTTTTAATTCACAAATAAGATAATCTTTTACAATTAATTCTAAATTTTCATAATCTCTTGTTTTCATTAATTTTTCTGCAACTAATTTGTATTGTTCCTTTGTATATTTCATTTTTCTTCCACCACCTCTAATTTTTCTCTTTTGTGTATTTTTAAACTCACTAAAATATTAACAGCAACTTGTTCATTTTTGAATCCTTTTTGAACTGTATTTCCATCCATATCAATTATTTTGTAAGTCATTCTTCCTCGTTTAATTCTTCAAGTAATTCTTCTGCTGTTTGAACATCTGAATTTTGTTCTTTAAATTCCTCGTTCAATTTTCTTAATTCACTAACAGTTAAATTTTCAAAATCTTTCATTTTTTCTTAACCTCCTTTTTTAATTCAGTAGCAGGAATTATTTTAAGCAACTTATCAAGTATTTGATCAATGCTTTGATAATCATACTTTAATTTATGTTGCATCATTAACTTCCAATTTTTATCTGAAATTTTTATTGACTTCATACTACTTATAGAAAAGTAGTATTTATAAAGTTTATTGTGATTAAGTATATAAGTAGAAATGTAGTAGTGATTATAAAATAGTAATAAAGTTTTAAATAGTTATTTTCTTTCTAAAAATTCATGGAAGCGACTGGATTTAAAAGGCGATTAGAAAATGCAAAAAACAATTCTAAATACATTAAATTAATTTTCCAATATCCTGCATCAGACAGAGCAATAATAAAAAGAGGGTTTGTTAAAAAGATATTTAATGATTGTTTTGATTTTGAAGAAAAGTTTGATGGTCTTATAACTTATTCTTATGATTACCTTGTTGAAATAAAAGAGGAGGTTGAGGAAATATGTGCTGGGAGAAAGTTAGATTATTTTGCAAGAAAGAAAAAAGAAGGTTGGAATGTTTATGGAAATGAGGTAAAAAATGAAATGTGATAAATGTTTAAATGAATTTAATGAGGAATGGAAATTAGGAAAAACTTATGAAGGAATTGATGAACATCACAATCCCCCACAATTTCTTATGGAAAAAGGAGAGGAGTGGAAAGGAGAATTATTTAGTTTATGCAGAAAACATCATACAGAACTTCATAAAGAAATAACTGAAATAATAAGAAAACATTCTATGAGAAAAACAGGAAAATCAGATTATTGGTTGTGGTTATATGTTTCTGATAGAAAAAAATGTAGGGAAGAAATAATTAAATTTACAGAGGGGTGGATAGAAGGTGATTCCAAAACAACTACAAGAATTTAACTTTGTTTTAATTGGTGGCGATGGAAAAAGACCAATTGAAAAAGGTTGGCAAAATAAAATTCATAAAAAAGATTGCCCTATTCTTAAAGACCATTTATCTAAAGGATTTAACTATGGTGTTCAATCAAACAATTCTTCTATTGTAATTAACGAACAATCTTATTTTTTAATTGTGATTGATTTTGATACTAAAGAATTTCAAGATAAGGTCATAGAACACTTCCCAAAAACATTCACCACAACAAGTGGTTCTCCAAAAAAATGCTGTCACCTATGGTTAGCTTCAGACAATAATAAAGCATTTAAAATTAAAAATGAAAAATTAGAAACTTTTGCAGATGTTATTGGTGCAGGAAATCAAGTGATTGCTCCAGGAAGCAAACATAAAACTGGAAGTATTTATTCTATTATCAATGATATACCTATTTCTTTTATGCCTTATTCTGAAATTGAAGCTATATTAAGACCATTGGATAAAAGCCCAAAGAAAGTGATAAAACCAAAAAAACAATATACTCCAATTTGTTTGAGTGATGATATATCTGAACAAATTTTAAATTCTGTTTCTATGGAGCAAGTTCTTTTTAGTGTTGGAATAAACACATCAAAAAATCCAACAGATTGTTGTTTTCATTCTTCTAAAGGTGGGAAGTGCTTTAGTTATAATGATGAAACAGCTCATTGTTTTCATTGTGATGGAAGTTGGAATAAATTCTCTTTAATTAGAGAATTCAAGAAACTAACAGATAAAGAAACTTTTGAATGGTTTGCAGAAGAATGTGGTATGATTGAACAATTAAAGGGGGCAAGGAAAAAATATATGGAAAGTAAAAAAGAAGTTATTGAAAAATCTTCTGATATTTTTTCCAGAAGAGGACAAATTGAAATGTTTTGGGAAGAACAACCTTTTTATTATGATAGTTCTAAAATATTTTGGTTATGGAATAAAAAATTATATAAATGGGAATTAAGTGATGAAATTGATTTTTTAAATTTAATCCAACAACATTTAGGAATAGAAACAATTGACAGAAAATCTAAGGGGGAGTTATCGGAAGGATTCAAACAAGTTGGTAGAAAACATAAACCAAAACCAATAAAAAAATCTTGGGTACAATTCAAGGATAAGATTTATGATATTAAAACAGGAGAAAATTCTAAAGCAACTCCAGAATATTTTGTGACCAATCCAATCCCCTGGAATGTTGGAAAAAGTGAAAATACCCCCATAATGGATAAATATTTTGAAGAATGGGTTGGGAAAAAATATAAACAAACTCTTTATGAATTTATTGCATATAATACAACAACAGATAAATTTATGCAAAGGGTTTTTGCTTTATGTGGTGGTGGTTCAAATGGGAAAGGAAGTTTTACTAAATTAAATTATAAATTTCTTGGTGATGAAAATTGTGTTTCTTCTGAATTAAAAAATTTAAGTGAGGATAAATTTGAACCTGCTGTTTTGTTTAGAAAATTACTTTGTATTATGGGTGAAGTATCTTATAATGATTTAAAAAATACTAATATGTTAAAAAAAATAGGGGGAGAAGATAAATTAAGTTTTCAATTTAAGGGAAAAACTCCATTTACAGATGACAACACTGCCACTTGTGTTTGCCTTACAAACTCACTTCCAAAAACTCCAGACAAAAGTTTGGGGTTTTATCGAAAGTGGCTTATTATTGATTTTCCAAATCAATTTAAAGAAATAAAACAAGATTTGATTGATTTAATTCCAGATATTGAATTTGAAAATCTTGCAATGAAATGTTTAAGAATATTAAAGGAACTTTACAAAACTAAAAAATTCCACAATGAAGGGACTTTTGAAGAAAGGGAAAGAAAATATGAAGAAAGGAGCAATCCAGTTATAAGATTTATTGAAAAATTTTATTATGAAATTCCAGGAAAATTTATTTCATTAAGAGAGTTTACTAATTCTTGCAATGAACATTTAAAAGAAATTCATTTAAGGGTTATGAGTGCTATCCAAATCGGGAAATTATTAAGAGAAGAGGGTTTTTTAGTTGGGCAAAGAAAAATTGATGATGTTACTTCTGTTGTTATACTTAATTTACTTCATAAAACTATAGAAAAACCATTAGAACCATTCAAACCATTAGAATCCCCACTAACTGCCCTCGTAAAGGAAACGAGTAGGGTTAGTAATGGTTCTAATGGTTCTAATGGTTCTCAAAGGGGATTAAATTCAAAATATGACTACCCACAGGGATAACAGCTTTTTTAGACCTTTAGAGAATTTATAAAATATGGTATAGGGGTCAAAACCTATGTTATCCCTGTGGGTAGTCCCTTTGAGATTGAAAATAATCAAAAAACACCACCATTTCCAGTGGAAAAACACCACATAAAAAAACAAAAATGAAACCAAAAAAATGCCAAATATGTAAAGAATCAATACTAAAAGGAAAAGAAAAGTATCATCATACTAAAATTATTTGTTTAAGATGTTGGTATAAAAAGAAAAGTAAAGCCAAAAAAATGAGCATCAAAAAATTTTTAAACATTTTAAATTTTTAAAATGAGTCAAGCAGAAGTCTTAAAATATATGAAAAAAGTAAAAAAACCAGTTACAACAGCAGAACTTAACAAAAAATTCAAATTTAATAATGCATCACCTAATCTTGCCAGATTATACAAACAAAAATTAATAAAAAGAATAATAACCAAAAATCGTTATATGACTTATACTTATGTCTGTTTGCCTGAAAAACCTATTAAATTCGTTAAATAAAGCCCTGTGGTGAGTTATTATTAAAAAAACATAGGAATATACTACAACATGAAAAGAAATACAGCAAAAGAAAAGAAAAAAGAGAACAAGAAATTTCCATATAAGAAAACAAGATCAACCAAAATAAAAGATGGGGATGCTACCCCCACTTTTAAGCGTTAGTTATTTCCTCCCTTGTGGAAAAACAAATGAATGATTATTTAATTAATTTATGAAAGAAAAATAAATATTAATCATAAACCCAAAAGAGTATTCTCAAAAGAACATGTCTTCAGTTTCCTTACTCCACACTCTTTTTTTAGTCAATAAAACATTATGACTTGAATCCTCTTTTGGGTAAAAAAAGAGGTGATGGTATTACCAAGATATTTAATTATTTAAATGTTTCTATCAACTTTAGAAATCATCATCATCTACCATTCCTCTTGAATTTTTCCAGAAACTCATAATTGCCATATAAACTAAATAAACAAATAAACTAATTCCTCCACCAGTTAAAAGTATTGTTAATAAAATAAATATTCTTCCATAAGTTTCAACCAAATTACCAAAACTTCCAAATATTTGTTGCCACACAGAAACAGAAAATCCAAGAGTTGCAACCATAAACACTATTGACAATCCAATAAAGAATATTTTAAATGGAGTATTTTTTGCAAACAAACCTAATACCAATAAAAAGATTGTAGAAATAATTAATATAATAAAAGAAATAATTAATAAATTACTTTTGGCTTCTGTAAATTCTTCTCCTGTTGGTGTAACCTCAAAATTAATTTCTTCACAGGTTAAACTTCCACCTTTATCTCCACAGGTATTGTAAATGTAATTTCCTAAAGCAGAAGTATTGCAAAAAGAATAAGTGTAATCAACCCCATTTTTAATCATTACTTCATTTATGTTTTGTGTTGTTGAATTTGGATAAGTTATGCTTGTGATGTTTACATAAGTACAGTCATCACAAATTTGATACAAACTGGCACACTCACCTTCCTGAATAGGATTTGGTAATGATGATTGTGAAGCACTAACTAAACTAATTAAAAACATACATGTTATTAAAATTAATATTTTGTTTTTCATATTGACCTCAACTCACAACCAGCATCTACAAAAACTTGGTCTCCAGTTGTTGCTAAATTTAATCCACTTGATGTAACATTTGCACCATTAATTAATCTTAAAATCCCACCAGTTAAAATATTAATTTTTCCAGTTCCCACATTTGTTTCTTTTCCATCACAAACTTGTGTATCTGAAATGTCCCAATTTTCATTTAATGTTGGATTACATTGTTCTCCTACTCCTCCATAATCAATAGCTTCTGTTTCTGTATCATTCCTTGTATTTCCTGAATAAGTTGCATTTACAAATAAATCTTTTAAACCACTTGCAAAATCTGGAACAGTTACATTAATTTGCCATCCCACATCTGCAACATAACCAAATTGTGATGTTGTTCCTTGAGAACAACCAGCAGTAGAACAATTAGTATCACATTCAGTTAAGTCACAAGAACTACATGCACCTATCTCATTACATACATTCCCTCCAGTACTTGTCACATTAAATTTATCAATTGCTGCATCCGCCATATAATCATCATCAACAACATACTTAAATCTTAAATTTCCTTTTCCTTCTAATGCTGATGCATCTATTGATTGTTTAGTCCATACAAGTCCACTATTACCATCATCATCTTCCTCAGACCAACCCATATCTACCCAACTACCTGATGTATTTTGTTCCATCGTCATTATACCCATATCAGCGTCATCTCCATAAAAATTAGTTTCGAAAGTTATATTATCATTTGTTCCTGCATCCCAATCTATTTCAGGTATATAAACAAGATAACCAGTACTTGGGTCACCATCACAATCTCCACTTGATGATTCCATATAAACAAAATTATTTCCTGCATCATCAGAATCTCCATCTTGAGGTCCTGTATTGCCTGAACCAGTAGCACTATCATAATCCCAATAAGTTCCACAATCTCCTTCTTCACTCCAGTCATCTCCATTTTCAAAAGCATCAAAATGACTCGCCCCAGCACCTCCTGTAGTCCAATTACATTCACTACAATTATTACAAGATGCTTCAGCTCCATAATTTGAGCAATCCAAAGTTCCTGAACAAGTTGTTGTGGTTACAAATTCTGCAAAACTTCCTCCTATTGTAACATTATTCATAGTAACTCCTGTAGTTTGATTATTTTCTCCTGCTAAAAAATCAAATGTTATTGTAATGTTGTCTCCTGAATTAACTGAATCAGGACT